GCGTATGCTTCCAGCTGCTTGATGTCGTACCCGAGGCGCCGCCCGAGGCGTCGATCGGGTGGACGTCGGACATCGCCGTGGGATGGGCGGACACGCTATCGGGCGAGCTGCTCCGCGAGCAAGTGGAAGCCGCCGTAGCCGGTGGCTACCCACACGTCCGCATCTCCGGCGACTGGTACGCGTCGCTGAAGACCTGCATGCAGCACGCCGACGTCGACCTCTGGACGCTGGACCGGGAGCGCGGTGCGCTGGTGTCAGGAAAGATCCGGATCCCGTTCAAACGACGCGGGAGGTGATCGACGCGCGGAAGATCCCCGTGTCGATCAGAGGCTTACTTGAGCCCTTCTGGGCGATCGTGCTTGGGGCGTTCTCGGGCTCGATTCCCGCGGCGATCCGCGCCTGGATCTGCCCGACGATCCACACACCCATGCGTGCGTGCGCCTGACGCATGGTGCGATTTCCTGCCTTGACGGCCTTCAACTCCTCGCGCGCGAAACGCCGGACATCGGCCTCGTGCGTGTCGGCCCACGCGCGCAGCCAAGAGCGCATGGGCTGTCCGATGCCAAATTCGGCCCACTCCGCGATATCAGCTGTGGTGACTCCACCGCCGTCGGCGTAGCCGCCCTGATCGCCGCCGAGAACGCCGACCATGACGTACTCGACGCCGCGGGTCTGGAGACCGGCTATCAGCGCGACAGCCCCCCGGTCGCGCTGGGTGACCGACACTAGACGTCCACCGTGGTTGCCGTACCGATAGCTCGATCGAGCGCGTCGAGCGCACCGCGTTGCGCGTCGCGCGCGAGGATCAGATCGGCGAACGCGCGATCGATGGCATCGAGCGCGCTGCGCTGCGCGTCGCGCGCGAAGATCAGATCGGCGATGGTGTTGACTTGCGACGTGCTCGACGTGCGGGCTCTCTGCGCCGTCCGCATTGCGACCGTGACCGCACGCGACTGCCTGCTGTCCAGCCCTGCGATACCGGCTATCTCGACCGCAGCCTCGGCGAGCGTCATGGGGATAGGTGCTATGGACACGACGACACCACGCGCCACCCCGACGACACCACGCCTTCGAGAAACCGACGCTGCTCGAGATACATGGTCTCCCCCGCATTTTCGCCCTTGGCCATCTTCTTCCCGCCGGGTGCCAGAGCCAGGTAGTGTGCCGTGAGAAAACCCACACCTTGCTCGCGCAGCTCTCCCCAGATCTCCACCGTAGTGCGCGCCTCCGCCCAAGCGATCCGCGACTCTATCAGCGCGGTGGGCGCGCCCGAGAATTCGGGGAACAGGACGACGAATTCCGAGGCGGTCATGAATGTATCTTGACACATCCCGAGGATCGGTCATGATCCGCCCATGACACCGAAAAAGAATGAGCCCGACCTCTCGATCGACTTCCGCGAAGACCGATCCGTGGTCCTATGGTCGATTTTTAAACAGAAGCGCATCCGTGTTACCTCGACACTGGACCCCACACTCGCCACCCTGCCGGCACATATCTGCGCCCTCGTGCTCGCGCACCTAGGGGTGCGCCCATGAACAAGAACCAAACCACCGAACTACTGATCGAAGGTCGCGCACGCATCGCCCGAGGCTGGACGCAACGCGTGTGGGCCCGTGATGCTGGCGGGTGTGCGTCGGACGGCACGGCCGCGGAGGCCGTGTGCTGGTGCGCCCTCGGCGCGCTCGCGGGCGCTGAGGTGGATCACATCAGCCGCGCGATGGCGGAGCTGGGCGCGGCACTCCCTGAGGGCGCGCACCATGGGGTCGACGAGTGGAACGACGCGCCCGGCCGCACTCATGAGGACGTGATCGCGCTGTACGACCGCGCGATCGAGCGGAGCCGGTCATGACCACCGAAGACGAATACACGACAGCTGCGCGATGCTGGCTACTCGCGCGCGGGCACGGGAGCCAGGATCTGCTCACTGGCGGGCTCAGGCTCGCCCGTACGGGCGAGGGGCGCGCTGCTCTGGTAGTCGCCGCGGTCCTTGCGGGGTCGGCCTGGGCCGCGTCGTACGGGCTCGGGCTCACTGGGGACGGCGGCGGGCGGAGGCACCCGACGATCGGGGACGAGTCTCTCTAGACCCTCGACCAGGTCCAGATCGGTCCATGCGCATTCACCTGGCGCGATCCCGTGGATCGCGGTATGGTTCGATAGGTTCCGAACGTAAATCATTGGAAAGGATATCACATGAAGCACCCCCCCGAAGTCCAGGCGCGTCTCGACGCCCTAGAAGAGGATAACAAGCGTCTCCGCAGCGCGGCAATCCGCGCGCAGTTGAAGTCCCGAGGTCTGCACCTGGACGGAGACCAGGAGATCTCGGAGTATCGCGTCCACGCTGCTATGAAGCACGAGTATCTGATCCGACTGGCCACCGAAGCCGTGTCCACCGGGCTACGGACGGAGCCCGAGCACCTAGTGGAGGCGCTGCGCGCGGCCATCCGCGAGCGCATGGCTCAGGCCGCACAGGTCTGGACGTGCGACGCCGAGGAGGCCCATATGCTGCGAGCGGAGAACGCAGCACTACGGGAGGCCGTCCGCACCGCGCTAGGGCTGGGCGGAGAGCCTGCCGGAGACGAGTCATGAGGTGGCGCACGCAAGCAGGGGGGGCGTCGTCACTCAGCATCGCGAGGGTGTACCCTGACGGGTCACTGTGGCGCTGGCGTGTCATTGCCCTGGACGGCGGACAGGGAGCGTTCTTCACCCAGGCGCGCGCGCGGCGCGCGGCGCGCCGAGAGCTTGTGCGCCTAGGCCGCTCGATGGTCGCGGCAGGCGGTGGGCAGTGACCGAGCGCGCGATCACCATGGGCCCGGTAGAAGTGCGCGCGATCCTCGAAGGCGCGAAGTCGCAGCTGACGTGCATCACAGCTGGCGGCGAAGAGCGGGAGGTGGGGAGTGACTGACACACCGCATCTCGGATGCCCCCTCTGCGGCGCTCCGCTCTTCCCGGCGCGACGTGGGGTCTTCTCCGACCACGAGTTCGCGGAGCACCGGCCGGAGTGCAGGTGTCGTCACTGCGGGCCTATGTGGATCGACGAGGCCGCACCATTGGCGTGCTGCGGCGTCCTGTGGCGCGTCGAGTGTGATGATGGTCACGCCTACGTGGTCGTGGCGGGAGGTGGGCAGTGACCGAGCGCGCGATCACCATGGGCCCGGTAGAAGTGCGCGCGATCCTCGAAGGCGCGAAGTCGCAGCTGCGCCGCGAGTATCACTGGCACCCTGGCCGCGGGGCGGCCCCGTGTCCCTGCCCCCCCAGCAAGATCGGCGATCGCCTGTGGGTGCGCGAGGCCTTCGAGCCCCAATTCGAGGGGCGTGGGTGCGCGACTCCGGATGCCGACCTCGCCATCCTAGAGGACGGCGAGCGGGTCTACCGAGCCGGCGGGGTCCATCGTGGATCCACGCTGTGGCCGGGGTCGCGCGTCAAGCGGCGATCGCCCCAGCACATGCCGCGCTGGGCCTCGCGGCTCACACTCGAGGTGATCGCTGTGCGCTTCGAGCGCCTCACGGCGATCACCGAGGCCGATGCGATCGCGGAGGGGATGCACTCGGTGCCTGGCGGCCATAGGCCGACCTGGTCGTCGCTCCGGCCGCACCCCAACATCATCGACCCGGTGATGGGGCACGAGCACTGCCTCGGCTCGGCGATCCACGCGTTCGGAAACGCGTGGATCGCCCGCACGCGCGACGCGGACGCATGGAGTCGCGATCGGCCTGTGTGGGTGCAGGTGATCGAGTTCGCCGTCGAACGCCGCATCTGAAGGGAAGGAACGCCCGCGCGCCGGGAGGGCGGCGCGCGGGCGGTAGATCTCAGGTGTTGGGCAATCCGGTCAGGTAGCGCAGCGCGGTGGGCCGGTACACGACGGTGCCGGCGGTGCGCGCGTAAGCCAACGTTTTGAAGGCGAAATTCTCGGGCTGGGGAGGCAACATCGTGAAGTCCTGCGCGATCACGAGAGACACGGAGTCCACATCGCGCTCGAACAGTAGGCCGCGCGATCCAGTGCCGCCGGCGTCAACCGATTTGAACGAGTCCTCAGAGTGGATCTTCGTGACATACCCATTGTCGCGAAGCCAGCGGGCGGCCGCCGACTCTGCATTGGTATCGGTCGTGTAGGTCTGATGGAAGCGCATGTACTGGAGTCGGGGGAGGATGAGATCCGAGGGGACCCGCGCCTCGTTGACATCCAGGTACGCAGTGACAGCGGCGTTCAGATCGCTGATCATCACCGCAGCGTCGGGGGTCGAATCCCAGGCCGCAGAGGTCACAGCCGTGCTGCGGATCTGCCCGGCGCCGGTGCCCGTCGGGATGTTCGCCAAACCGGTCTCGATCGCGTCGCCGTCGCCCAAGAAGGCGATCGTGTTCAACTGGGTCTCGTACGCCCGACGCATCGCTTCGAGCTTGCGGCTCACGATCGGGCGCCCGCTGAATGCCGCGCGCCGAAGGTCGGCGATCGTGTGGTGCACGACTCCACCTAGGTCACGGATCCGGCGAGTCAGCTTGCGGCCAAGCACCTCAGAGCTGGGCGGATCGTCCGCATAGCCATCATCCGAAATGACCTTGAAGGCCCCGACACTCGCGGTCTCTTCCCAAGAGAAATACTCCGCATCACCGGTGTCATTTTCGATCGGAAGGATCTCCTTAGCCTTGAGCAGGGGGTAGTCCTGCTCATAAACCTTGGAGCGCAAATGCTCGAGTTGCTGTGCCAGCATGGCAGTCTCATCGGCGTCCAAGCGGCGGAGATCTCCGCCGAAGTTGGGCGCGTCCGAGCCGAGCCGGGCCTGCATGTCATTGATATAGCGGGCGCACTCAGCGGCGGACGCGATATTCTGTTCACGAGTGACCATCAGAGACTCCCGACCGTGGCCGCGTCTTGCGAACCGAAAAGGTTGACTTCAACACGCGCGGGCCCAGCGGCCGCGGTGCTCTGTACGATGCGGAGTCCGGGTAGGACCACGATGCCAGTCGCCAGCGCGCCGGCCGCAGTGCCCTGCGGGACGCCGCTGAGCGCGCCAGTCGCGAGAGTAATCCCGACCTGCTCACCACCACTGACCGCCTCGGCAAACTGCATGTAGATCACGCCGAAACGCATCACCGACACCACGTCTCCGACGAGGCGTGGCGAGTTCTCAAGCGGGGCAGTCGAGCTGAACACCACAACACCGGCGAACATCGACGCACTAGGCACGTCGGCCGCTTCGAAGGGCTTGATATCCTTTTCCTTGTTGGTGCCGCGCTTGACGGGCATGCCCGCCGAGACCGCGGTCTCTACGATAAAAGACCCGCTATACCTGGGCGCCGCGTCGGCGATCTGTCCGGCAACCGCGATATCCATGACCGTGGGACTCGAGTTATCACTGGGAAATACGATGGCCATCTATCAATCCTTCCGCCCGGCGCGCCGGGCGATCATACGAGTGCGCGCAAGCTCATCGGCGCTGGGGGAGAGGTCACGAGGTGCCGCAGGAGCGCGGCGAGCGTCTACGGCGTCCGCACGAGCGAGCGCTGCATCACCGCCCGAGGCATCCGGCGCGGGCGGGGGAGTCGCGGCGTCGGGCTCAGGGGCAGGTACGATGTCTAGGGCCATCGCGATCGCGACCGCGAACGCGCCCGCCAAGAAGTCGGGACTCGCACCATCGATATCGACGCCCGGAGCGATCTTCTTGATCGCGTCGGTCATCATCTCCTCAGGAGAGGCATCGGCGCGAGCACTCACCTTGTGCGTCTTCAAGACGGCCCGAAGCGCCAACTTGCGCGACGCGAGCTGCTCGGCGATCAAGCGCTTGTTTTCGGACTCGAGTGCGTCGAGGCGCGCTTGGACTTCGGGGGAGAGGGGCATAGACACCAGACTAGCACACTCCGAGATCTCCTCGTCTCCGTCCAGGCGCAGACGTGCTGAGCCCGCGCGACCCTTCGGCACGAGCGCCACGTGATTGACTCGTAGGTTCGTCTGGGTGGCGTCGTATTCCTCGCCCTCAGGCGAGACGCCCTTGCCTAGCACTAGGTCTGTGTCGTAGCCCAGACTCACCTCTGACCGCTCACCCGACTCGATGAGATCGATCGATCCTGAGTCTTGGATGTAGAGATCGGTCAGGACGTGGTCCCCCTCCTGAGCGGGTGTCTCGCCGGCATGACCGACTGAGAGCGATCGCCAGGTCTTGGAGTCCACACGCCCCGAGCCGGGGTGTAGGTCCGTGACGGGTGCGCCGCGCAGACTCGCTAGGTGCTCGACGGAGAAGACTTCCGAGGCCGGGCGGTACTCTCGACGCTTCGATCCGTCGGGCTGTAGGTAGGTCAGGACGCCCGACCGAGTCACGGTGGCGGGGACGCGGATACCGCCCTGCGGAGTGCGCTGGACAGCGCCTAGGATGCTGCGATCGGTGCGGAATGCGTGGGCCATCCCACCTAGTGTAGCTCAGTCGAAAACAGGGATCGCCACGCAGCGGCACTGGTAGTCCTCGCCCGGTCCGTTTCGGTCGCCTTGCTCGTTCGTGATGGGCGGATCGCTCCACTCGAAGATGCGGCCTTCGAGTGCCGCGTGCATGTCACGCACGCGCTCGTCTCGCGAGGTGCCCCACGCGTAGCGCTCGACCCCCGCTTCCTTGTGTCGGATCTGCGTAAGGGCCGAGTTCGCCTTCAAAGTCTGGTCACGCGCTATCAGGTCAGCGCGTGACTGCGCTACGCCCGTGCGCTCGACTAGCAGCGCCGCGAGGTCCTTAGGGCGCGTGCCGGCCCGGTGCGCAGCGCGCACAACCTTCCGCACGTCGGGCAGGATGTCTGTGGCGATCGACCGAATCAACGCAACGTTCTCGCGCTCAAATCGCGCGAGAGCGAGCTTGACCGATCTAGACTCGGTGTTGAGATTGATGCGCAACACTCGCTCTAAACCTCTGATGTTGCCCCTGTCGACCCGCCTTGCCTGCGATCTAGCAAGCTCGCGCGCGCGCTCGGTGGTCACTGATCCGAGCGTCTCTCGTAGTCTCTGCCAGTCGATCCCTGTGAGTCGGTCGGGGGCGTCCTCACGTCGGTCGGGGTCGTAGTGGCGCATCACGTACAGACGCGCGATCGTGCCCAGCTCTCGCGCGAGCTGGCGCAGCTCTGCTCGGTAGATCTTCTCAGCGGTCTCGGGCGTGCTGGGCCGGCGCCTCACGCGATCGCCGGAGGGAGAGGGCGACACCGATCGAGGAAGGTCGTGAGAGCCCACGAATACTGGAGATCTGGAGTCTCAGAGCTGAGATCTTGGCAGTAAACCTTGCCTCCGCTCACCGCGTTGACTTGGATCCGATGCGCGTCGAACGTGTCGATCCAGATCGAGTCGGGCTCGGGCAGTGCGGTAGTGATCGCGGCCGACACATCGAGGGAGTCCGCCTCCGACTCGGCGTCAAGCGCGCTCGGCTCCTGCCCGGTCGCCCACAGTACGCGCTCCTCGGCCGAGGTCGTCATCTGGCTCCCGATACGGATCTGCGCGCCCTGGGCGCGAGTGAGTTCGAGCGCAGCTTGCTCTTGCTCGGTGGCGTCCCAGAGGGACGGCCATTGGAGCGTGTGCGCCTCATGTAGCCCCTCGGTGCGCGCGATCAACCAGATTAGCTTGCGTAGGTTCGGCAAGGCGTCGCGACGAGCCGCGCCGACCTTGGCATACCAGATACGGATATCAGCCTCTCCCGTTGCGTTCATGCCCGCCGGGCTCATGCCCATCAAGATCGTCACTGGCATATCCGCGGCCGCGGCGAGCCTCGTAAACACGCGCACGAGCAGCGGATCAACACCGGTTAGGTTCGCCGCGCCGACGTGCTCGAAACTCTCGGACTCCGCGTCGATGACCACAGCACGCGCGACCGATCGTGCGATGTCCACAAGCGCCATGCGATCCATGGCGATCTGGCCCTGACCATTCGCGACCATCGAAGCGAGGTCCTTGATCTTGAAGACTGCTTGCGAGAGATCTTGCATGAGCAGCATCACTGCGCGCCACGCGGAATCGACGTCGCGCAGCACCTCGTAGGGGCGCTGTAGCACGCTCAGATCTCGCCCAGAATTGCGCGCCTTCACGCGCGGGCTGGTGCGTGCACCGCCAAACAACAGCATGCGAGACGAGTGGACGCGCGCATCGGTGCTGGACCCAATTCGGTACGTGCGCGCCTCGCCGTATCGAGGATCTGTGCGGTCCTCGATGTAGTCGGCGGGCGCCAGATCCTGAGCCTCGACAGGCATGATGTACCGGAGATCTCCCTCGCGGATCGTGCTCCAATCGAGAGGTTGATCGACCTTACCTCGAAGATCGCTAAACCCGAGCACGAGCGCCCCTTGCCCGTACAGTCGACCCCAGATCCACGCATCGAGGAACAAGTCAAGCGCCTTCCAGCGCTCGATTGCTAGGTCGAGATCCGGATCTCCGGTCAAGATCCCCTGTCGCATCGCGTCCGTGGGGAGCGCGTCGACGATCTTTCCCGGCAGGTCGCTCCCGTGATACAGCGCCTCTAGCTCGGTGGGGGTGAGCGGGACCACGCCTTGGACGTACGATCGCACCGATCGATCACGCGTCCCGCCGAGACCCGTGAGCAGGTTCACGAAGCCGTCAACGCGCAGCTTCGACTTGACATCGTCCACAAAACTCATGGGCCCATCCTAGCACCGTGTCCAGACGCCCAAGAGATCCACTACTAATGGACGCTCAGCGCTGCACCTCTACGGGGATCGGAATCTCCGCCGTGTCGTCGGCCTGCCTCTCAAGCACGCGCGCGACGGTGCGTGCGCATCTCATCAGTCGGTTTCGTTCGTGGATCGGGCCCACGCCGGGCGACTGACACAGCCGCAGGAGGTAGTCAAGGTCGTCTTTGCTCGCGTAGATCATCGTCTCAACCCTCGCACAAAAGCCGCGTAATTTGCTGTGCCTTGGGCGTCCAAAATCATCAGCGCCATGGTCGTTCCGTCGACGCGATCGTCGTGTTTCCCGCGCGGGAATTTGTGAAGCTCGGAGATATACGCCTCGAGATCGCCCTCGGGCAGTAGCACATTTCCCGCCTCGAACAAGTGAGCTTTCGCCTCGGCGCGCGAGATCTTGCTTGCCGTCCCGGGGCTCCATGCGAGCACCCCGGTCACCAGATCTTTCAGCGTGTCGATGATCGCGGGTCCGTTTGCCTTGTCTTCGATGTAGATCGCCGCAATCGGGAAGTTCGCCTTGACTTGGCGGATACGGTCCACAGTGCGCGAAAAGCTGAGCCGCTCCGCGTGCTCTTCGAGCAAATAGAAACGGGGGTGATCGCCGTGCCACACCTGGATCGCGACGAAGTCGGAGGTCTTGCTGTCCTTGAATGTGGCGTCCACCGTGATGATGGTGCGCCCGTTTTTTGGCAGAGTCGCCCAGCGCTTCGCGCCAACATTCTTGAAGATCGACCCCGTCGCGCTCGTCGGGGACTGCTGAAACTGCGCGGCGTAGTCGCGCGGGGGCATGCGCGCCTTGTCCGCGTCGACCACAGATCGCGGGAAGCGGTCGGGCACGAGCAGCTCTCCGGGATCCTTGCGTCGATCTGTGGTCGACGCTATGCGCGCGTCGTACTCCATCGGGAGCACGAGGGCTGTGTAGCCCTCCTCGATCGCGCGACCTGGGGCGTCGTCTGAGTGCAGCCGCTGCCCTATCAGGAGCCTTCGAGTGGTGAGCGGATCGGCCCTACGCGTCCTCATAGTGCCGAACCAAAATTCATTCGCTCGCGCTATCGCCTCGGGCTCTACGATGTACGCGCCGGTGACGTCCTGGACTTTTACCAGGTCGTCACCGATCAAGAGATCGGCGTGGCGTCCTGTGGCCTCGCCGCCCACCGACGTCGTGAATCGCCAGCCGAGCGCCTCGTTGGTGAACAAACGCACCTTGTTCAGATCGTCCTTGCCGATCCTGGCGCCACCCCACCGAGACTGGAACCAATCGGACGCTACGAGATCTCGATGCATTTTCGAGTTTTTCTCTGCGATCCCTTGCGCGTACGAGCTGGAGATGATACGCAGCGCGGGCTTGCGGATCCAGCAATACGCGGGGAATAGGGTACTTGCGATCAGGCTCTTGCTCGTGCCGGGCGGTTGACAGATGCAGAGATCGAGGATATCGCCCGCCAGGAGCGCCTCTAGGTGATCGCAGATCACGTCGATATGCCACGAGGCCCGGTATTCGTTCGGCTCGACGATGTGCCAAGCGCGACGCACGAACCCACGCAGCCCCTCGCGCTCGACCAGGTGCCTGTCCAGGGCGATCCCGACAGCGTGTAGATCGGTCACGATCTACCGACGACCGTCGACGATCTTTTCCAACAAGGCCGTCTCAGCCTCCGAGCACTCGGACAGATCGAGAGCCACGCGCTCAGTCGCACTACCAGAGGTCAGCAGCTCAGTCCGCGAAGCCCACTCCAGCACACGCAGCGCGTCGCGCGGAGACAGGTCCCCGCGCAGCGCATGCGCCGTACAGATATCACCAGCCACCTCGCGCAGAGTGACCGCCAGGGCACCCAGAGTGCGCCCAGCGCTACGGGCGCCCTCGAGTGCGCCAGCGTCCGCCTCACGCGCCAGCGCGTCGACGTAGGCCGCCTTGCGAGCGCGCCAGCGGTACGCGGCGGAGATGGGGGCGCACTGGCGTCGCAGCCTGCGGCTGACCTTCGAGACGTTGTCGGACTCGAGATAGACGCGAAAAGCCTCGAAGTCTTCGGCCGACTCACCAGCTAGCATGTCCCAGGGAGTGCGTATCGGATCCACGATCGAGTCTATCACGTCAGGGAACCAGGGGTTCCGTTTTGCGCGTCCAGAGCATCGACGATCATCTCGGCTGTGATGTGCTGGCGCACTGCGATGGCGCTCGCGCGCAGAAACGCGCGCAGCGTCTCGGACTCGGTCGCGCCCAGTATCTCCTCCTCAGCCTCGACCTCGGCCTCGTAGGTGGCCGCGTAGGCCACGCGCGCGAAGACCTCGGACGCTGCTGTGTAGGCCGCGTCGGGGACACCGACCCGGAGTGCGAGCCAGAGCAGCCAGTCTCCGCGCTCGCAGTCATCCCACGCCTGCTCGAGCGTGCCGTCGCGTGCCGCTAGCCAGTCGATGGCCTCGGCGCATCCGTCGAGGTCGTACGGGTCCCGGAGGCGAACTAGCAGGTCTTCGATGGTGGTCATGGCGTCACCGGCCCCTGGCCAACCGACCAGCAATAGCCACGCCCACCAGCCATCCGAACGACGACATCGGCCCGGGTGTAGCCGATCCACAGACTGCGCCCCTTTGTGACGGAGTGCCAGCCCCAACGACCGCACGCGCCCCGCCCGAAGAGGAGCGTCAAGCCGGAGGTGCAGCGCTCGAAGTCGGCCTTGGTGTTCGTCATGGTCATCCTCTTGGGTAGTGGTGGCTGTGCCGAGGATCACTCGTCGTCGTATCGACAATCGGCGCAAGCGTTGGCGGAGAGGCCTCCGCCGGGCAGCTCGCGGGCGCCGCAGGGGCAGCCAGTCCACACGCCGCGGCTCTGGTAGGTCCGAGCCTTGGCGGGCGCAGCCTTGACTAGCGCCCAGGCGCGGGGCGCAGCCGCGGTAGGCACGCGCCAGCCCTTCGCTACTGCATCCCAGCGCCCACCGAGGGCGCGGAGCTGGTCCTTGACAGGGTACGTGTTTCCAACAATCAGGGTGTTCGTCATGTTTCGTTTTCCTTTTTCTGGGTCGGCTGTTTGCCGACAAACCAACAATAGCCCCTGCAACGCCGAAAGCAAGCGCCTCGATGTCGATTGTTCGTAAGTGCGTGAGATCGCTAACGATCTTTTTTGTATGACAGATCGCGGACAGCCCGCTCCACAGCGTCGTAACGCGACGCGCTCCGACAGTGCGCATCGATGAGGCGCTCGTCTGCGATCGTCAGGTCGTAGTGCCAGACATGCCGGGGATCGACGCTGGCTGCGATGTGGGCGGCCAGCTCTTGGACAGTCAGGGGGCGACCGGTGAGTCGCCACAGCGCCTCGCGCGCTCGACGTAGCAGGGTGCGCCGGGTGTGGGTCATGTCGGCATGGCGAGGATGCGCGCCACCTCGCGCAGTGCGTCCTCCTGGGTCATCTGGTCCAGGCGCCGCGCATCGCGGCGGAACACCGGGCATTGGTCCGGGTACCACTCGCCTTTGAGCGCGATGTCACAGACGGCGACCAGCGCGTAATCAAGGGCCTCGAAGGCCTCGCAGCTCAATGCGCGGATCTGCGCTCGGATCTGCGCTCGGGCGGGGCTGGCGGTGCTCATGACGACACAGCCAGCCCGAGCGCGGTGCGCACCGCCGCCGTGCTGGGGTCGTCGCCCCACTCCGACTCCTGCGCCGAGGCGCTGAGGATAGCCTCCCGCGCTCCCGCGACGTCCCCCGCCGCGTAGTGCTCGATCGCCTCTACCAGAGTCGAGTGGATGGTCTCCGCCGCGGCCCAGGCTCGGCGCGCGTAGGCCACGGCCTCACCGATCGCCTCGCGCTCCTCCTCCGAGGCGTCGCCGCCCACGACGTCCTGGACGATCTCACCGTCGGACATGCGCCCGAGGTCGGCGGGGGCGCAGACGGGGTGCGTGATCTCCGACTCCGACTCCGACCCGTCGGCCTCGTACCATCCAGTGGACCAGCCGAGCGCGGCGTACCACTCCTCAGCTGTCTCGAGCTGTGAGGACGCCTCCGCTGCGCGGTCGGTGGAGGTGGAGATCAGCTGGGGCAGTAGGGTGTTCTCGTTCGTCATGGTGTTCGTTTTCCTTTTTTCTGGCCGGCTGTTTGCCGACAAACCAACAATAGCCCCTGCAACGCCGAAAGCAAGTGCCTCGATGTCGATTGTTCGTAAGTGCTTGAGATCGTTACCGATCTTTTTTGTATGACTCGTCTCGCTCGCGAGCCTCGGCGTCTCGCTCGCGTGCGAGCATTTCGCGCTCCATATCCTGGGTGTAGTAGTGGGGGTCGGAGTCGCGGGGATCGTCTTCGTTCATGGTCTCAGGTCCTTTCGCCGCGATCATCTCCGCCTCGGCGTCTCGTGCCGCGGCTTCCTCTCGCGCACGCGGAGACCTGTGCGGGTCTACATCCCAAGCGTACCGCCGGGCCATCCACTGTGTGAGCGGGCTCAGTCGCGCGATCGACATGCGTGCTCCAGGGCCAGTCGCTCAGCGCGCTCGATTTCCAGTCGCGCTAGGAGGCACGGCTCCACCTCGCGGAGCGCGTCCGCATCGCCTTGGAGAGCGCGATCGCAGAGGGCGACTAGGTCGGGATATCCACGCTCCTCAGCGTCCTCGCGGAGGTGCAGTAGGCGCATGTCCGCTCCGGCTATGACTTGGATCACTGTCACGAACCGACCGCTATCAGTATGGTCTTCAGTATGGTGGCGAAGTCGTCGGCACTCGACCCTCGGCCGTGCCGGCGCACTACCTGGACGCCCTCGATGCCGTGCCGAGCAAGCTCGGCTTGAATGCGTTCGACGATCTCAGCGCGTTCGACGATCTCAGCGGCGCTGGTCTTGACGGTCATGATGCCTCCTTCGGTTCGTAGACCAGGTGGATGCACCAGTCCACGCCATAGTACTCGTACCCAATATCCGTCATGTTCTCGCCATTGGCGGCCTCGCGGAGGTCTGCCGCGAGCTGCCGCGTCCAGGGCACGAGGATCGTACGCCCCTCGCGGATCGACGACTCGATCAGCAGCTGGATCAGGAACTCGTTCATGGGGCCACCCCGTCCGCGTCCAGCACAGCGACGAGCATCGCGCCTGTGATGTGCTGGCACATTGCGCTGGCGGCCCGACGCTCGTCCTCTAGCCAGTCGTGCCGGCTGCGCTGGAGGCGGGGCGCGTCCGTGAGGACCGCTAGCCAGCGGGCCTTGCGCGCGGCTATGTAGGGCGCGTCGGGGACATCGACCCGGTCAGCCAGCCACATCAGCCAGTCGCCGCGCTCGCAGTCATCCCACGCTTGCTCTAGCGTGCCTCCGCGGGCGGCGAGCCAGTCGATGGCCTCGGCGCATCCATTGAGATCGTCAGGGTCTCTGAGGCGGACTAGCAGGTCTTCGACGGTGGTCATGGCGCCTCCGCGCGCCTGATCACGCGCAGCGTCTCGCGGTTGTACCCGCACGCCGAGACTAGGTGCTCGATCCTACTCTGGGCCAGGGCGCGAGAGGTCAGCACCTCCCCGGGCACGTCGCGCCATGACCATGCGACTAAGTCCGCGTAGACCACGCACTGCACGACGTACCGCTCGGTAGACATGAGCCTCAGGGCCGATGTCGTCGCTCGGATGATGGACGCCGCGTAGACCTCGTCGTCCTGGTCGCGTCGGCTCATGACGCCACCTCGCCCGCCAGGCACGGGAGTTCATGACGCCACCACCACAGCATACGCTCGACGACATCGGCACGGGTGCGACCCAGCCACTGAATGCGGTGCGGGTGCACAGCCCACCAGCCGAAGCGAGCTGGGCCGGGCCCGTCGAGACCCCATCCGTGGCGGACGGTCAGGTCAGAGGTGCAGTCCCGAAAGCTGGCTTTGAGGGTGCTCATGACGCCACCTCGCCCAGCCCGAGTTCGATGCGGATCTCGTCGCACTGACCCACGAGCACCGCGTCGAGCACGGCGTGGTGCTCGGAGCTGTCGTCAAGGCGGCCGCTCGACCTGTACTCCCTCTCGACATCTACGCCCTCGATGCCACGGAGTTCCAGCTCCGTCTCTACGCGACTCGCGATCTCATCGATCGCCGCCCGCGAGATCTCGCGGGTGTGCTCTGCGTCGGTGAGCACCATCGTGACGGTGTCGGGGTCGATGATGATGGTCTGGTTCTCGTTCGTCATGTTCGTCTCGTTCCTTTTTTGGGGGCCGGCTCTCTCGCCGACCAATCGATAATAGCCCCCACGACACAGATGGCAAGTGCTCGGATGTCGATTGTGCGTAAGTGCGTGAGATCTTTACAGATCTTTTTTCAGGCACGCCCGCAGATAGTCAACGTTCGCAACCTCGCGCGACACCTCGCCGAACTCGCGGTGAAGCACAATCCTCTGCATATCCCTGGGGGAGAGGTAGCCCTGATGTGCGTGCCAGGCGTCGCGCCCCGCAAGCGTTCTGAAAGTCTCGACCGTGCACCCAGGGAAGTCCTTGCGGCTGGTGTGATGGAAATGACCGAGGTAGAAGTAGCGATGACGCGTCGAGCCCCACAGGGCAGGCGCTTCCGCGGCCATCAGGGCGGGCAGCGCGTCGATCTTAGCGCCATCGCCGTGGGTGGTGCCGATCAGACAGGCACCAAATTGATGGTAGTGCCGAGGTGCGGGGTTGATCGGGATCGTCACCCGGGGCTCCGCCCGGTAGTACGCATCGAGCCCGATAGCAAGCATAATCGCCGTATACGAATCGTGATTGCCCTGTTGACAATCCACGATCACCGTGCTGTGCTTCGCGAGCATGCAGTCGATCGCGTGCACCAGCATGCGCATCCCGGTCTGCAAGACCTTCGGGAAGCGGCTGTCGACGCTCTGACGCGTGCCTGCCGTGGTGGTTCCGAGCGCGTTGTCCGCGGTGAAGAAGTCGCCCAAGTTGACGAGCAGCCCCGTCTCCGTGTTAGGCCCGCGCTCGACTAGGTCGGCGATCGCGGCGCCCATGAGCGCCTCGGCGATCCCTAGGTCGTAGTCGTCTCCGGTCTCCGGCGCCCACGCGAACGCGCCCACGTGCGGATCGCCTAGACAGATGATCGCCATGCGGTCAACGTCTTTCTCGACCGTTGACTGAGGGACCGTGCCCTCCCTCACAGGGACCTGTGCGGGGAGCGTGCTCAGCAGGCGCGCGAGCGCCGACTCACGATCCTCCTGCGGTGCGTGGGTCTTGATCCACTGACTCGAGATCTTGCCTTCGCCGTCAAGGAGAGTACTCACACCGCGCACGCGGTGACCTGCGGGGATAGGCTCTAGGGGAGGCGCGCCTACGCGCCCGCCAGAGGCCTCCGACTTGGCCGCGCTCCATCCGAGTATCGCCCGACCCACGCCTGGGTGAGCGGCTCGGAAGGCGTCGCGCCCGACGCTCTCGACGTCGACCCCCAGGGCCAGCGCGTACGCACGGATCAGTGCGGGTAGGTCGACGTCACTCATATCGGCCCGGCCACATGCAGTGGGCCACACACGTACGGGCTGTGTATTGCGGCTGCCTCTAGGGCGATGCGCACCCGGTCCTCGGCCTTGCGGCCCTTGGTCGAGGCCAGGCTACCCAGGGCGAAAGGCTCGCCCGCACCTGTGGCCGCGTAGCCTTCGAGGGCGCGTGAGACCGCCAGGTCGCCCTGGATCGTGTAGATCTCCGAGCGGAGCACGAGTAGGAGCGATGCCTCGTGCGCGTCGACGCCGGGTGTTTCACGTGAAACACCGAGCGCACCATTCGTTCGGAGGGCGCGCCGCAGTGCCGGCACGATCGCGCACACGAGGTAGCTCAGCGCGTCCTCGCCCTTGCGGATCTTGCGCACCTTGACCCCGAACTCGAGGATCTGGGGCACCCGGAGGGAGCCCGCGTAGCCGACGGCGCAGCTGCCCAGAGCGAAGATCTTGGGCCGGTCGATGGCCCCTGACTTGATCCCAGAGTCGCCCCAAAAACTGTCGCATCCGATCCACGCGCCGCCCCGGCCCTCGACACCGACGATGCAGGTCACCGCCACGCTCCCGTGTCTATGTCTAGGTTTGCGCGCGTAATCCACGCTCCGGCCAGTGCCGTCGCCAGATCGAGGCCCTCGACACCGTGCGCCGCACGGACCTCCCGCTTTATCGCGGCGGCGAGCTTCGCGCCGCCCTCGCGCGCGAAGGCCTCCTGTACCGAGGGCGGCGAGCACACCAGAGGCAACGCCTGCCACAGCAGCCGCTCGCGCGGCGCGCGGGTGATCCCCCCGTTGGGGAGCGTCTCGGCGCACCACATGTGCCCTGCGTGCGAACCCACAGGGATCCAAGAGTACGGACCGTCTGAGATCACGTATCCTATCTCCTGAGTCTGATGAGCCGCCAGGTCAGCGAACAACCAAATTGCCTGCCGTAGATCCGTCATGCGGGCATCCTAGCCTACTTGTGCTTTTTGCGCAAGTCAGCGTCTGTGCGCTGGCGCACGGCGGCGAGGCTCGAGTCGAGCGCCTGTAGGACGGCGTCTCGGTGGCCGAATTTGTCCGCGAGGGACCAGATCGTCTCGAGGATCTGCGCCACGAAACGCACGATCTCTAGCTCGCTCACTGTCCGGCCTCGGCAAGGGCGCGGTCGCACCGGGCGCGCTCGATCGCGAGGTCCAGCTCGTCCTGTTCGGCCGTGCTCTCGCGCTCGACGATCGCGCGCTCGGCGGCGGCGCATCGAGCAGCCTCGAGGGCGTACGCCTCGCGGACCTGGGGGGAGGCGCCGCACGAGGCGGCGAGGACTAGAGGCAGGTAGATGTAGCGCATCAGATATCGTAGCACTGTAGGCGGATGTAGGTGCGTGTACTACGTAGGTGCATGTAGGCAAGTGTGAGTGCGTGTACGTGCGACACGTACAACTCCCGTAGTGTACTACTGTGTCCAATAGTTCACTACTGTATCCAACCGTTCACAGGTTACATGTAGGCAAGTGTGCGTGCGTGTGTGTGAGGTACGTACAGTTTCTGTCTTGGTTCGCAGACCTGGGAGCAACCTAGACAGGACGTAGACAGCGCAACCTGTTGATATCATTCAGTTCAGGCCGCCGTGTCTATGTCTAGGTTTGCGCGCGTACTACCCCCCCCCTGGAATTCTAAATTCCTACTTAATACCTATTCTCATCTATTATCATTTTCTCACCTCCACAACTCCTACAAACAACCTAGACAACCTAGACATTTCTCAGAATCCCCAAGGAATCCGGGGGGTTCCCTCTGACTAGGTTGGTCAAAACAGACCAAGACAACCAAGACAACCAAGACAACCAAGACAGTCGACGCCCTCGAAAAAAAGTCCTTGACCCCCGAGGCCGCCTCGGTTAGAGTCCCCGTCCGAGCTACTCGGGTCTCTCAAACAACAAGGCAGGACAATGCAAACTCTGAATGTAAAGTGGATTGGAACTAACCCTTTGCTCTGTCACAACGAACAGCTGGCGGACCCCATGTCGCCGGCAGCCAAGGCGCTGAGCGCCCTGACGTCCCGCAGGGGTAACGCGAAGAAGACTGAGACGCACGTCGAGGATGTCGCCCGCGCCGAGTGGGACGGCGGGTTGTACTGGGACGAGTCGGTAGGCCCCTACCTGCCGGCGTTCAACATCTTGGCTGCGATCCGCGAGGGGGCCCGGCTGAGCAAGCTCGGCAAGGAGGTCGAGCGGTCCGTGCACCTCCTCGGCAGCGATATGGTCCCCATCCTCTACGAGGGCCCGCGGACCCTCGACGCCATGTGGGAGCGAGGTACGGTGCATGTGCACCGGTGCGGCGTCAAGGTGGGTCAGGCGAAGATCATGCGGACGCGGCCCAAGTTCTCCCGGTGGAGCCTCGAGTTCACCCTCTCGATCGTGGATGACCGTATCTCCCGCGAGGACCTCGAGCGCGTGATGGGGGACGCCGGCAGGTACACGGGGATCGGCGACTTCCGCGCCCGCTTTGGTCGCTTCACTGTCGAGGTGGCGTCGTGAGGGGGATGGAGCCTTGGCGCGAGTGCTACCTGCGGATCGTGGCCGGCATGGAGGCAGGCATCGTGGAGTGGAAGACCGACCATCTCCGCGAACTCTGCGGGCTCACTGCTAAGTGCAGCGAGGTGGCGTTGACGTCGCGAGAGCACTCCAAGGCGGAGCTGCGCTTCGTGAAGTACGTCACGTTGATCAAGGAGGAGTTGGGCGGGACGCACCGGGTCGACTTGCGCGCTTCGCGTCAAGGCACGTACGAGCTGGTGCCCCACGACAAGCACATAGGGGTTGCGATGCGTGATATGGGGCTCGAGATCCAGCGTGCTGTGAAGGGCGCATCTCGCAGGATCTCGTACTTCGATCCTGCGACCTCGGCCGAGGCTACCCGGCTCGCGATCGCGGAGGTGCAGATCGCCGCGGTGCGTGCCCAGGCTCGGCACGTGGCCGATAAGCGCGTCGCCTCTGAGAAGTTGCGTGCGGACTCTGCGGCGTATGCTAAGCAGAAGGCCGAGGAGCACGCGGAGCATCGGAAGAGCTAGGTTCACAGCGACGAATGGTTTCTCCGAGGTTCGATTCCTCGGCGTCGCATGGCAAGGCGGGGCGGGGCAAGGCCGGGCGTGACCTGGCGTGGCAAGGCAAGGGACCCTTCGGGTCAACAGCGACGGACGGTTCACTGAGGTTCGATTCCTCGGCGTCGCATGGCGAGGCGGGGCTCGGCAAGGCAGGGCTTGGCGCGGCATGGCAAGGCGAGGGACCCTTCGGGTCAACAGCGACGGACGGTTCACTGAGGTTCGATTCCTCGGCGTCGCATGGCCCGGCTCGGCGCGGCACGGCCTGGCATGGCTGGGCATGGCATGGCTTGGCGCGGCGAGGGACCCTTCGGGTCGACAAGGAACATATGCCCTACACCCCCGAACAACACGCCACCCCCGAAGCCCGCGCCCGCTCTGCGGAGCGTCGCAGCACCGAGGCCTACCTGGCTCAGGAGCGCCGCAGGGACGCCAAGCGGCGCCCTCCCCCACTAGACCGCACGGTCGAGTACGAGGGCCGCGTGTGGTCCAGCCTCCGCGTGCTGTGTGGGTTCCATGGCTTGTCTCTGCCTTGCGTGCGCTATCGTTTGCGCACTATGTCACTCGCCCAAGCCTTGCGGGCACCGCTCCCCCGTGGTAGGATGCCGACCCGATGATCACTACGATCCCTCTCATGCGCGGTTCGAAGATCCCCGCGGTAAAGTGGCGCGATCTCGCCGCCGGCGACTCCCCTCCGGACCGGCGCGACACCGAGGGTCGGGCGATGTTGACCGGCCATCGCAGTGGCGGAATCGTGGCAATCGACGTCGACAAAGGGGGCGAGGCCTACCTCGAAGCCCTCGAAAAAAAGTACGGCGTGCTGCCCGCCACGCGCTTGATTCGCACCCCCTCGGATGGATATCATCTCTACTATCGCACCCGCGAGCTTATCCGCACCCAGGCGCCGATGACCCTCCCCGGCAATACCTGTCTCGGGGGCGTCGACCTTCGCGGTGAAGGTGGGATCGTAGTCATCCCGCCGACTCCCGGCTACGTCGTCGATGAGGACTTGCCGATCGCCGAGTTCCCCGATGCGTGGCTCGCTGCGCTTCCCCGCGCTAGGCACGCGACGGACCCCGTCTACGTCGAGTCCATGCACGTCGGGCAAGAGGACCTACGTCGTCGGCTGGCCGAGACCGCGCAAGGTAGGCGCGGCGATGCATGGGAATCACTGCGCCTCATCGCTCGCGGTGAGCAAGCTCTAGTGATCGGCACGCTGGACGGCACGGCGCCGCATGTCTCCGGCGTCGACTCGTACCTCTCGACCGAGGTGATCTTCCAGCTCGCGTGCGCTCAGCACGATGACTTCGCCTGGTTCAAGGTCGACGCCTCGGACATCGCGACCTTGATGGAGCCCTCGATGTCGAGGCTTAGAGCCGACTGCGCATCCCTCGGCGGTCAGTCGAAGTGGGACCGCGAGCACGTCGCGCAGAAATGGGAACGCGCCGCGGCAAAGGCCGCCGGCCAGGTGCAAGAGTTGATCGATCTCTCGCTCTCGCGCGAGGCCGACTCCGAGGCATCGGCGGAGATCGGCGCCAGTGGTACGCCCTTGATCGTGCGAGTTGACGACGCGTTTTTCGTGCTCGACGATCGTGCTAGACTGAGATACGAGGGGCCGTGTACGAGTGGGGGGCTGCACTCGTTGTGCCGCAAGTTATGGCCGGGACGCATACTCCAGATCCCAGCCAAGAGCGGTCTGCTGCGTGACATGACCCCGCCAGAGATCCTCGCGGTCTCTCACGGCGAGGCATGCAATCGGATCGAGGTGGACTACACGGCGACCGGGCCGCGCGTCGATGATCTCACGTTGATCCGATCACTCGAGAGCACGCCCGTAGCTCCGCTCGAAGACACCGAGGTAGCTGAGTGGCTGGACCTACTCGGAGGTGATCGACTGCGTGACTGGTTGGCCTGGGCGGCGCCCGAAAAGTGCCTCGGCGTGCTGCCCGCGCTCACGATCGTAGGTGGGTCGCACATCGGTAAGACGTTGCTCGCCGAGTCCCTTGCTCAGTGTGTGGGGCAACGCAAGGCAACGGCGCTAAAAGACGTGCTCGGTGCTCGGTTCCGCACGCCGCTTGAGCGTGGGCCGATCGTGTTCGGTGATGAGGGCCTGCCTGAGGATCATCGAGGGCGCCCGCTCACGGCCGAGCTGCGTGCGATGCTCACCGAGTCCCTGCACGAGATCGAGATGAAGGGCTTGAACAAGCGCACCTTCGTTCGCGGCGGTGTGCGTTGTATTTTGGCCGCGAACGCCATGGATCGTGTGTTTTCGAACACGGGCAGTCTCGGCGGTCACGACATCACGGCGATCACTCGGCGGCTGTTCGTGATCGAGATCGACGACCCGGAGTTGATCCGGGACCTGCGGGCGCGTGCTATTGGGCTGGGCGGGTTCGAGAACGATCCTGCGAGATCTCTGCGAGTGGCTCGCCATATCCGCTGGATCCAGATCGAGCACACCTGTGCTCAGCCTGAGCCGATGTCGGGCAGTGTCGACGCGCACTTGCGCCGAGGGAGCGACAAGGCCTCTGCGGTGTTCGAGGCGATCGAGAGCGCCGATATGGCGCCTTGGGCTGCTGTCTCTGGCGACTTGATTTGGATCAACCCCGGAGGTCTGGCCGTGGCCGTGGGCGCGTGGCTCACACCGCACGCTGCGCACCGGGTCATGTCTCCCTACATCGTCGATCGCACGCACCAGCGCCGCAATCACCCCGTGACCGGAGCTGCTTTGGAACGCCGATCGCAGTGGTGCAGTTTGGACTTGACCGCCATGCGCGCAGATGGTATCGAGGTCTGACCATGCGAGAACCGAAAGTGAATGAACTCTGGACCGATCAACAGGGACGAAGCGCAGTGATCCTCGAGGTCACGTGGTGCGTGACGCTCCTCTACGACGATGACGATCTACCCGAGACGTTGACGATGCATTCTTTTCTGACGGAGTTCCATGAGTAAACCGACACCGATCGACGCCGAAGAGCTGGACGAGATCGACCCCGTGAGGCCGCGACTCTACGACCCCGACAATCCCGATCACGTCCGAGACCTGTACGAGCACGCGACGTTCCGCCGGCCCGATCATTCCGGATGGCAAGGACCAGATGACTAGCTCGAAGCCTCTCCGCATATCCCCGAGTCAAATCAAGCGCTTTCGGTTGTGTCCGCGCAAGAGCGCGTTCCAGTTGACGAGCCACACCCCCGCGCCGAGCACGTGGGTCGGCGCAAATGACCTCGGCACGCGCTGCCACTCGATCGCGGAGGCCTGGCTCCGCGACGGTTTGTTCCCCGACATCACGGAGACCTTCGCCTTCGAGCGCGGGGGGCGCTCTGAGACTGCGTACCCGGGCGCTATCGTCACGGCAGGCTTGCACCTGCTCCCGACGCCTAGGACGGCGCACGTCGAGGTGGGGCTGGCCTCCGGGGGGTATGCTTCTCGCGCCGACTGGACCGAGGACGATGGCACGGTGGGCGATCACAAATTTGTGCGCGACCTCAGCTATGCGCTGTCCCCTGACGACCTGGCAGGTGACCCGCAAGCGGTCATTCAGGCCGCACTGCAAGTCGAGAAGGGCTTCGAGAAAGTACCGCTGACGTGGGTCTACTACGAGACCAAGATCACCGGCGGCCGATACAAGACCCGACGCGTGCATTTGGTCCTTGACGCGGACACGGTACGCGATAGGATGCGGCCGATCGAGCGGGACTCTCAGAGAATCCACGCGATACACCGGATGCAGGTAGATCCCCTGCGCTTGCCGCCAAACCCGAGCGCCTGCATGGCATACGGTCGGGCGTGTGAGTGGCAGGGATACTGCGGAAATATGGACCCTTTCGACGGAGTTGACGACATGGACGAAAAGATCGATCAGTTGCTGGCCAGCCTAGCCCCGCCTCCGCCTCCGCCTCCGCCCCCCGACGATGACGATGACGACTTCGTCGTCCGCGTGAACCCTCCTGAGGAGCCCGCCGAGGATGGCGGCTTCGGCCCGCTGGCCGAGGCGCCCGTCAAGGACCCGGTGCTTGTGCCGGCGGGCGCTGCGATGGACCGTGCGACCGTCAAGGCTCTGCTCGTAGAGCGCGGCGTGATCCAGTCCGGTGACCGTCGGTCGCTGGCTGCACTCGTGCCGCTGCTCAGCCCCGAGCCCGCTCAGTCGATCATCCATAGGTCGCTGGAGGCGCTCATGCCGCTGCATCCCGAGGCTCCGGACCTCGACGATCTGGTGACTCAGATCTACACCTACCACGGCAGTGAGATCCGAGCGCTGATCGCGATCATCCTGCGCTCCGCGGGGGCGAAGTGACCCGCTGCGAAGACCGGCTGGTATTCCTTGACCTGGAAACCACGGGTCTCGACGTGCGCCGTGACTCGATCCTCGAAGTCGGGGTGATCGTCACCGACGCCGACCTGAACGAGTCCGACCGATGGCACTGGCTGGTCATCAGTGGGAGGCATCGCGAGAAGTTGGAGCGGCGCGACCGCGAGTCCGGTGGGTCGGTGCATGCTATGCACGAGACCAGCGGCCTACTCGCCGACCTCGATCGGGGGGTCGGTATTGGTAGCCTGCACGAGGTCGAGCGGGAGCTGTGCGAGCGGCTCGGCGACCTAGGCGCACCGCCCGGGTCGTTGCAGCTCGCGGGGTACTCGGTGCACTTCGATCGCAGGTTTCTGGATGCGCACATGCCACTCGCAGGCCGGTACCTATCGCACAGGATCGTTGACGTCTCGACGATCCGCAGCCTCTATCGCCGGTGGGTCGGCGAGCCGCCTCCGCAGGGCAAGGCTCACCGCGCACTCGCGGATTGCGAAGAGGCGATCGCAGAGCTTAAATTCTACCGTACCGACATCATGAAAGTGGGTATCTAATGACCGTCGTTGATCTGATCTGGCGCCTGATCGTTATGGGGTTTGCGTTCGCGTTCACGGGTGTCTGTCTGCTCGTGATCTGGTTTGTGTGATCGGCGTACAAGACTCAGCCGAGCTTCGGAGGATCCACGCTCTGCCTCGTAGGGTGTGGACTCCGGAGGCTACGGCGGACCTAGTGGCGCGCATGTCCGACGCGCACCGTGCCCCCGGAGGCACTCAGACGCTGCGACCACTACAGGCGATCGCGCTGGCCGAGATGGGCCTCCACGGAGGTCTCTACACGGGCCTACCGATAGGTCACGGCAAGACGCTGCTCTCGCTGCTTGCACCTAGGATGTTTCGCCACGTCAAGCGGCCCTTGCTGTTGGTGCCCGCTCACCTCGTCGAGAAGACGGAGCGAGAGTCTCGCGAGTACCGCGAGCACTGGGTGCTGCCGACGTTCCTGAAGACAGTGTCGTACCAAACGCTATCTCGCGTCGCGGCCGCGGGCCTGCTAGAGCGGTATGCGCCCGATCTCATCGTGTGCGATGAGGCACACTACGCGAAAAACAAGAGCGCCGGAGTCACCAAGAGGATCATGCGGTATCTCGAAGCTCACCCGGACTGCATCGTGGTCTGGATGACAGGGACCCCCTATGGCAACTCCCTCGCCGACTTCGAGCATCAGTCGTGGCGCGCTCTCGGGGCGAAATCTCCCGTGCCTCACAGCTACCTCGATCTGGACGAGTGGTCACGCGCGCTAGACGTCGACACGCCCGACCAAAAGAGGATGGGCTTCGGGGCCCTCGAGAGATTCGACGTTGACGATCCCGTGCGTGGTGTAATGAGGCGCCTCTACGAGTCGCCCGGATTCGTGCTCTCGCAAGACCCTCCGCTCCCGATCCCCATCAGGATCACGAGTCACCTGGCGCCCGTAGACCCGGCGATCAGGGACGCATTCGCTGTGCTGCGTGAGACGGGGGACACGCCCGACGGCATGCCGTGCGCAGATCAGATGGAGGTATGGCGGCACGCGCGCGAGATCGCGACCGGATTTTATTCCGTGTGGGTGCCTCGCGCTCCCGCGGACTGGCGCGATGCGCGATCGATCTGGGCGAGCTTGTGCCGTGATATCCTGTCCTCGAATCGCCGGGATCTGGATACCGAAGAGCAGCTGTGTCAGCACCTCGACGCGCTCCCCGAGCACTACCCTGCGGCGGCGGCGGCCTTGGCCACATGGCGCGCGGTCAAGCCCACGTTCAAACCGAATCCTGTGCCTCACTGGATCAGCTCCGTGTGCCTGGATTGGATCGTTGCATGGTCGCGCCAGGCGCCGGGACTGATATGGACCGACAGACCTGCTGTCGGTCTGGCACTGGCCGCGCGAGGGCTGGCCTACTACGGGCTGGGGGGCGTGGACCAGGTGACGGGGCTACGGGCTGAAGAGCACGATCCCGGCGTGTCTTGCGTGCTCGCGCGCAAGGTCAACGACAGCGGCAAGAACCTCCAAGCCTGGCGCCGCAACCTGCTGATCGATATCCCGTCGAGTGGGCAAGATCTGGAGCAGCTACTAGGACGCACGCACCGACCCGGACAGCGCGCGGAGCGCATCGACGCCGATCTGCTTTTCGGGTGCATCGAAGACTGCGAAGCGTTTTGGCGCGCCTACTCCCGGTCATCTCGTGCGCAGGAGGTCACGGGGCAGGCGCAAAAGCTCTGTCAAGCAGATCTTTCGGGCGTCACCGAGCCTGGAATGCTGCCCAAGCAACCCCGATTCGCAAAGAAAACCTTGACACGTGTCCCTGACGAGACATACTGACTCCGGCCCCATATCGGGGACCTCAGAGAAAAAGGATAGTAGACACCATGACCGACGTATTTGATAATGCAGGCCAGCTCGACACCACGCTCCGTCTGCCCGATCTCCCGATCGGGGACTACACCGTCACTATCCGGGACATGCGACGACAGTCGTCGTCGAAGAGCGGGCGCACGAATCTCATCGTGACCTTCGATACGCCGCGGGGGCCCGCGAGCTGGGCCACGAGTCTTGAGGTGGACGGCTGGGGCAAACAGAAGGGTGTGGTGCACATGAAGCGCATCGTCGCACTGGCCCTCGGGCTCGAGCCTGAGGGCGACGCGGCGCGCGCGCTTGGCAAGGCGGAGCTGACCGCTGCTGTCTCGGCCCAGAACCCTCACGCAGGGGCCCCCCTGCGCGTCGTGTGCAGCCAGGGCAAGCCCAAGGCCGCACCGCAGACGGGTCACTACGTCGAGGCGCATTTCGACGCGGCGCGCACGGCAGCGCCTCCTGTGACGCCTCCTCCTGCGGCGCCTCCTGTTGACGCGGATGCTGGGTGGTTCGACTTCGCGGCGTCCGACCGTCGACACGGCAAGCGGCAGTACAACGCGGCTGGCGAGACCCGCGCGATCGCTTGACACGCATCCCCCGCAGCGATAGGCGCTGGCTCGACGGCTCGATACCGTCCGGGGGACTATGGCCCATATTTGGAATGTACTACCTCGCTGGTCTGAGTGCACAGTGTGTGGCACTCGCGACTACTGGGCAGGCTCGGGCACTGCCTGCCTCCCTGCGGACAAGGGGCGACCCACGCCGAGCGTCACGCTCGACGATGCCCTCGAGCGCTTCCGTCGCGATCTGGACGCGTTCGGCGCGTGGTGGGATCGCTCTGACCTAGGTCCGGAGCGCCCGACACTCCCCGAGTGGTGGGCTGAATTTGACTCTTGGCGTCGACAGGGTCGCGCATGATCGAATTCGCCTTCGACACCGAGACATTGCCGATCCGGCCAGGGCGGCAGGCCCCACGGATCGTGTGTGTGCAGTCGGTCGAGGGCGGGATTGAGCTGCGTGATGCCGGCCTCGATCGGATAGAGCGCGCTCTGCGCGATCCCAGTGTGTTGCTGTACGGGCACAACACGGCGTACGACGTGCTGTGCTCGATCGCCACCCGTCCGAGCATGGCTCCGCTATGGCTGGCGGCCTACCGGGCTGACCGTGTGGCCTGTACCTTCCTCCGGGAGCGTCTGATACGGATCGCGCTCGGCGAGCCCTGTCAGGACGGGCTACAGGCCGTCCTGGAGAGGTACGGCATCGCCGATCCCTACGCGGAGGGTGTCAAGGACTCGACCGTGCGCACGGGCTACGGCGCGCTAGACGGAGTGCCAGTATCCGACTGGCCGCAGGAGTCGATCGACTACGCGCTGGCAGATCTATCCGTGGCACAGGTCTTTCGTGCTCAGGAGGAGTACGCGCGCTTTCTCGAAGACCAGTTTCGGCGCGCTCGCGGTGCGCTCTGGCTCGAAGCCACCTCAGCGTGGGGGATGCGCGTCGACGCCGGCGCCGTGCGCGTGCTCGGCGAGATGGTCGAGGAAGAATTCGAGCAGATGCGTGAGATGTTAATTTACGCAGACTCTGAGCGCGTGCGCGCCTACGCCGAGTCGCGAGACCTAGAGGCGCCGATCGTGTCGTGCACACCGCTGGTCCGCCCGACAGGATCCAAGGACACGACGGCAGCGAAGAGCCGGATGGTAGCTGTCTCTGGGCACCTGGGCCTGCCGATACCGCGCACCAAAAAGGAGCATGTTGCCCTCGATGCCGACTCCTGCCTAGCCACGCTCGATCCCATGTTGATCGCTTACGCACGCTTCGGGTCGATCTCGACGGTCCGAGGCCGCGTGCGCCGGCTGGAACTAGCCGCGCATCTGGGTCTCCCGATACAGCCGCGCTTCGATCCGCTCGTAGCTACTGGGCGCACGAGCGCATCCGGCGGAGGCCGCATCAAGCCGGGCAAGGCCTACTCGAGACTGGGTGACCAGACCCAGAATCTACCGCGCGAGCCCGGACTCCGGGAGTGCTACGTGGCGCGACCGGGTCACTTGATTCTGTCGTGTGATTGGAGGTCCGCGGAGCTGCATGGGCTTGCACAGGCGTGCCTAGATATGGGCTTCGATTCGCAACTAGCTCGGCTGCTGAACGAGGGTGTTGACACGCTGCTTTGGTTCGCCTGTTATCTGCGAGGTTGGCAGTACCCGTGGGCTTCGTCGCCGGACCGCACAACCGACGAAAAAAAGCAGATCAAGAACGCAAGGCAGAGTGCGAAGGCCTATATGTACGCGCTGCCCGGCGGGCTAGGTCTCGACAAATTTCGCCAGCTGGCGGCCAAGCAATACGGGATCCGCCTTACCGCGGCGCAAGCCGCCGAGGGCAAAGAAGCGTGGCTATCGGCCTTCCCCGAGATGCGCCGGTATTTTGATCATGTCAATCGGCTGATCCAGAGCGGCGAGCCGCTCAAGCACTTTATGAGCGATCGGTTCCGCGGGAACCTGCGATACACCAGCGCCGCCAACTCGTACTTTCAAGGCAGAGTCGGTGACATGTTGATGGACGCGGGATGGCAGATCCTGGAAAAGCAGTGGACTGGAACGCCGATGCGATCCTGGAATCAGGCGCATGACGAGATCCTGGTCGAGTACCCCGAGCACGAGACGAGCATCCCCGGCATCGTAGTGGGGATCATGGACGCCGTAGGCGCGAAGTGGTGCCCTGGGTGTCCAGCCAAGGCCGAGCCCGCGCTGCAAAGACACTGGCGCAAGGGCGCGGAGCCCGTGTATCGTGACGGTCTGCTGATCCCCTGGGAAGACAGAAATTTCGTTCAAGATCCGAAAGTCCTTGCGCTTGACCGCGATCCAGTCTACAAGTCTTGGCTGCTCGGCATAGAGCCGTCACAAGTCGAAAGGTGACCACATGACCCCTGAAGAGCAGAAAATCCGTGAAGTCGCAGCCGCTAGCCAGTGGGACTGGCAACCACGTGCCCATCCCGATGTGCCCAATTCGCCTGGTGTGTTGACTTGGCAGACGTCCGATGGACAGATCCTCTACCTGTCGAGGACCGAGGAGAGCGCCCTAGCCATGGCCGATCTCGTGGCTCGTGCGGGGTACGTGGAGACTCTGCTCGACGCCCTCGACGCCCAGCGCCGCGAGACGGCTAGGTGCCTATCTGGTGTTGCCAAGATAGTCGATACCCTCGACCTTCTGCAAGGTGCCCTCGACGCCGAGCGCGCCCGATGATCGTCCTCGCGATAGATCCCGGAGTGCGGGCGCTCGGGTACGCGCTCGCTGTGGACGGTGGTGTTCTGACACGCGCGGGCGTCTCCAAGGCGCCGAGGCAGATGTCGCTCGGCGAGTGCGCCGTTCACCACGCAAAGCATGTACCCTCGGCGGAGATCGTGTATCTCGAGAGCATGGTCATGCGGCCAACTGACGGCCTCGCGCGGTGCAAGGATCTCATGGACGTGCAGTCGGTCGGGTGCTTGGTAGCCGGGATGATCGGAGTGCCCGTGCTCGTGCCCGTGCACGAGTGGAAAAGCAACCTCCTCAAGGAAATCATGCACCCACGCACGCTCGCCGCGCTCTCGCCTTCCGAGCGGGAGATCGTCGACCGGGCCTGCGAGTCGGCCGGTAAAACACACACAAAAGAAGTGCTTGACGCGGTGGGGATCTTGCTCCAACGCCTAGGACGTACGACAAAAGGAGGATCCCGTGTCTGACCAGAAGCCGCGCCTGAAAAAAGCACGTTTGGATCTAATCCCTTGGGAGCTGGACTTCTTGCACTGGCGCATCCCGCTGATGCCCCTCGACTGCGCGGGCGGGGAGAGTCTGCTCGCGCAGATAGGCGCCATGGCGACCATAGAGGACGCAGCGGCTGCGTTCGCGCACGGCGCCGCGAAGTACGGCGCCGACAACTGGAAGCTCGCTAAGTGGGATGACGCTGCACGCCGCACGTACTACGGCGCGATCTGTCGACATCTGGTCGCACATAACCGAGGCGAGTTGGCAGATCCGGAGTCGGGCGCGCCGCACCTGGGCCACGCGCTGGCCTCTGCGATGATCTTCGCGTGGCACGAAAAGTTCAACAATGACTATGAATGACGCCATCGTGCTAGCAAAACAGCAGGCTCTCCGCATCTGGCAGATCGTCGAGGTGCACCCTCTCGCGACACCTGAGGACGAGCAGACCGCGGGCGCGCTACTACGTGAGATCGCCAGGGTGATCTCCGAAGTGGACGCCGCGCGCAAGATCGAAAAACAGCCCCACCTCGACGGCGGCCGCGAGGTCGACGCGCGCTATAGGCAGGCGCTGGACGAGCTAGAGCGGGTGGACGGTCTGATCCGCGGACGACTGCGGGACGCCATCCAGGCGCGTGAGCACGCCCGACTGGAGGCGCTAGAGATCGCACGGCTCGGGTCGGCCGCCGAGGGCAACCGCGCGCTCGCTGCGCTGCCCGCTGACGTGCGGATCTCCGGTGTCTCCGAGTCGTGGGGCTACGAGGTGCGTGCGGTGCACGTGGCCCAGGTCCCGGCCGAGTACCTCATGATCGATCTGACCAAAGTCAAGGCGTACATCCGGGACTGCATCCGTACGGGCCAGGCCCCCTCTATCCCAGGTATCGATTTCGAGCAAGTGGCCCAAATCCGAGTGAGGAAATCATGAGCGCTACCACCGGCGTACTCAGGATGCGGAGGCACGGTCTGCTCTGGTTCGGAGTGGCTGACGATGTGGGAGACCGCTGGTCGATCACGGACCCGCTGTCCGCCGAGCTAGCGGATGCGTGCTCTCGGCTGATGTCGAGCACCATCGACGGACAGGGGACGCGCAGCAGCGATATCTACACCGTCCTTCGTGTTGTCAGCGACTACCAGCACCTGACGACCTATGAACTGGGTGTCGAGCACATCGTTCGGAAGCTGCGCTTCATCTGGCGTGGCCTTCGTGAGCCCAATCCCCTAGTGAGGAAGTCATGACGTCACCACACGAGCTATCCTGTAAATCCACTGACTGGCAGACCCCAGAGAGCTTCTTGAACCTTGTGCGGCGCGTCGCGCCGATAGGCCTGGATCCGTGCACCACGCCGACCAACCCGACGGGGGCGACACGGTACATGAGCGCGGGGGGTCTGACCGAGCCCTGGGTGTGCCCGGAGGGATCGCTGGTGTTCATCAATCCGCCCTACGGCCGGGCGTTGAAGGACTGGTCTCACAAGATCACTAGTGAGTCGGGATGCGAGCGAATAGCTCTGGTGCCCGCTCGTACGGACGCCCGATGGTGGCATCACATGGTCCGGCTGGCGGACTCGACATGCCTACTCCGAGGGAGGATCGCGTTCATCGATCCAGCATCAGGTCTGCCAGTCAAGGGCAACACCGTGGGGTCGACCGTGTTTTACTTCGGCAATCAGTTTAGCCGTTTTCGCGACGTGTTCGGCGACATCGGGGTGGTCTGGTGAGCGAGGATAATCAGCTGTTCGAGGCCGTTTTGGGCGCTCTAATCATCGGGTTTGTACTAGGGATGCTGTTCTCATGATCTACGATTTACGCTCCGAACGATCGCCCGCCCCCGTCCGCGGGATCCGCAAGATCAAGACGATCAACGGAAAGCCTGTGATCCGTGACCCTAGCTCGGTCGTCGGGATCGTGCTCCACCAAACAGACTGCGTGTTTGGCGCGAAGCGAGGTCAGCCTAGGTATCGACGCGCCCTCGATGTGGCGTGTCACGCGCTCGCGTTCACGACCGGTGAGTGCGTGTTGGCGGCTCCGTTGACGTGGTATGTGAACCACGCGAACGGGCTCAATCCCGAGACTCTCTGTCTCGAGATCGAGGGGGTCTATGCCGGGGAGGGCGTGGGCGTGCTGACTCGCCGCACTCTGGAGACCGCCATGGAGGCGCTGCATGCCCTCGTGTGCCTCGGACGTGCGGAGGGCATGCCTCTGGTGTGGCTGTATGCGCATCGCCAGAGCAGCGCGATGCGGCGCCGAGATCCCAGTCAGGAGATATGGTCCGAGCTGGTACCGTACGCGCGCACGCTCGGTCTCGAGACAGATCCAGATCTCACGCTGGGCACGGGTCGCGCTATCCCCGAGTCGTGGGAGCCGCGCGGCTCCAAGGTCAGGTACTAGCTCAGTAGGCCCGAGGCCCCTGGTAGGTATACCGCAGGCCCGCACCGAGGAACATATTCGGGGTACTTGCGGCATCCTTACTGGCGCGCACGAGTAGCACAGGGATCCGATATTCGCGGTCCCCTTCAAACGTCAGACCGGTCAGCGTCACTACGTGCAACGTCGATACGTTGTCGACGGGCGATGTCGCCAATGTAACGATCGTCGATCCCACAAGACCCCAGTATCCGACGCTGACCTGCATTCTGTCGTCTGCCGTGGCTGACGTGTTGTTCGGCGTTACGTAGAACTCTACTTGTGTCAGAACGAACCCGTTCGCCAAGACCTCCTGGACTGGCAGGATCCCCTCGTTGTACGGCGAGCTACAGATCGAGTGCGTCGTGGGGATCAGCAAGTCCCGCCCTCCGGGTCCGCCTGCGGCAGTGAACCGGCTACCGACGGGCAGGATTCCCGGATGCCATGAGTTGTCCGGATCCGCAGGTATGTAGATTCCGGCCCCGTCCAGCTCGGAGATACCGGGCTTCAGGTCGCATCCGGGTACCAGGTATCGCGTCGCCGTCTTGGCTACGGGGTAGGTGTGCTCGTCGTCGGCGTCGATCACGGTCGAGAAGTACGACGCCCAGTCGCCCTGGACACCCAGCCTGTGATTCAACCACTGAGCCGGTAAGAGATTCCCCGGCTCGTAGCCCTCTGCGGTCCGGGATGCGCCCGGATCTACGCGTGTCGGAGTGCTCGACCAGGGATCGCCGTCTGCCGCGAAATTCGTGTCAGTCGCGAATAGCGGACCGTCGGTGGGGCGTGCCATCGTCTAGCGTAGCACGAGCACTGCGGAGCCTGCGAACAGGCACATGACGCATGCCCACAGGTAGAGGGCGCGCGTCACTTTTCGCCCTGTGGAGGGGTCATGAACAACCCCGCGACGCCAGCCGCGATCGACACGGCAGATGCGGCGATCACCTCGATAGGGATCAACGGCCAAGTGCTGGCAGGGACCAGCACAGCGGCGGATACACCACCGATCACGAGCACTGCGAGTGCGACCACGGCGGGCCAAGATACTGACTTCATTTGAGGGAACTCCTGAGTTCGGCGATCTCTGACCAGAGAGCGCGGTTGGCCATTTCGAGGCGGGCTACGTCCGCCTCGAGGTGTGCGATCTTCTCGACGTACCTCCCGCGCTCTACATCAGCGCGGGCGCGGAGGTACTCCGCAGCTGCGCGGATCAAACTGGCGAACTCCGGCGCGCAGACCTTGACCAAAAAAGTCAAGGCGCCGACGAAGAACCCGAGCGCGATCAGAAGGGACGAATCCACCCACTAGACTAGCACGGTGGATAGGTATCCGCCCACGGCGGCATCGAGCGTGTCGCCCATTCCCTGGGTCGTGTTGTCGTTCGGATATGTCGCCGACGAATCGCCCAAGATGAACAGACGATTCGCCGGCACGCCGGGCGTGCCCACTATCAGTGACAGTGCCACGCCAGCGGCCTTGGCGCGCTTCAGGCGGGCCAGTAGGCCGGCCCCCGGGACAACCAACTCCGCGTTGACGCGGACCTCTAGGCGCGCCGGCTGGACGTCCTGGATCCACACTGAGTCTGCGCCCGTGAGCGCCGCGTATGTGCGGATGATATCGATTAGATCCTGTATCCGACCCTGCGAGCGATTGACCAAGACGCGCGTGAGAATCGCGCGCCGAAAGAGAGCGTCGGTCTCGCCGTTTCGCACCTCGCCCACGATACGCCCTAGGATTTCCAGGTTGACCCCCTCCGCGTTCTCGACGTCGAGCACGCGCTCATACACCGCGGCCGTAGCGTCGTCGATCTCCTGCTCTTGATCGACGATCGCGCAGAGCAAGCCCTGTAGTAGCGGGCTCTCGGAGTACTGCGACAGGAGCAGCGCTATCGACTGACCGCACAGATCGTCGATCCCGGTTAGTGTGCCATCGACACCGCCCCCGGGAGTGACAGCGCCAGCGGGGCTGGGCGTGGTCGCATCTCCGGGGAGCGTGGTCGGTAGGGAGTAGGGCAGCGCAGACACGGGCTAGCCTACCTTGAGCGCGAAAACCCCTCCCACGAGGTCTCGCTCGTCACCATGGTCACCGGGTCTGACCTCGCCGGTGTCCGCGGCTATCGACGCGAGCGCGCGGACCTTCGCCGCGGCGAGCAGATCCGCCTTGGGGTCGCCATTGGTGATCGTCATCATAAAGGTCTCGATGCATCGGACGCTCGTCTCCGAATACTCGACCACGCTCACCTGCATCTTGCTGCCCAAGACACTGTCGATCACGATCTGGTACGCCATATCAGCTCCTCGGGGTCGCGAGCGTGCCCACGCCCTCAGTAAAGTCCAGGTAAGCGAACGGAGGCACGGTGCCTGCGCTCTTCACCATACGGCCCGCAGTCAGGTTGATGGCCGCGAAAGTGACTCCTGTGTACGCCACTCCAACCGCTACGCCGTCGATCGATAGAGTCACGGTCCCTCCGGCCGCCGAGGTCCACACCCAACCAAATGAGTGTATAGCAGTGTCGGCGACTACGGTGGTCGCCGTGTGCGTCGGCACCCCTGCCGCCCATCGCGTAGTCTGCCAGTTCAGCGAGGTGTTGCGGTCGTAACTGAACGAGACGCCGTTGACGCCGCTGTAACAGACGAACAAATCGTATTCCTCGGCGCCCGTCGAGAGCGCTGAAACGAAGGCCTTGACCGACCACGAAAACTGGGAATACCGGTTCGTGTAGAAATGATTCAGCGACCTATCTATCTGCGCAGTACCGGTCGCAGTAGTCCCGACGTAGAGGCGCAGCAGCGATCCATAGGTGGATCCGCCTACTACGAGCGCGACGGTAGCCCCAGCGCCCGTGACCGCACCGGTCCAGCCGAGAGGCACACCGGCCTCGAATTCTTCGCGAAAAACAATCTCTTGGTTCTGCGAGGCACCGATCACGCGATCGTAGTCGGCGGAGTCTAGGAAGCCATGCGCTGACTTCGTCGCGAGCGCGTGATTCGTGGGTCCCGTCTGCGCGCCATGCGCGTGCACGTGGTCTCTGTCCGACACCTTGCCGGACGAACCGGGAGCCGCCGTCCCGATCGGCAGTGGGTTGGTCCCAGCGATGTCGACAGTCAGGGTACGGTCGGCCGTGAGATCGCCGCCTCCGGTGAGCCCGGTACCTGCGGTGATCGTGCGTGACGAGGGCACTCCGCCGCCGACTACAGCGGCGTCAACATATGCTTTGTTCGTGACGTCGGTCGCGTTGACGGGGGTGTCGACACCGGTCAGGGTGACGCCGTTGAAGTCAATCGTCGGCGCGGTGACGTTCGCGCCGAGCACGGTCACTAGGGTCTGGATCGGTAGTGCGTGCTCGTGATCCCCACGTGAGTACTTGACTGCGACTCCAGGGTCCGCGGCTGATGCGATGTTGTTTGGGTCATCGTCGCTGGGTATGCGAGCCGTGAGCGTCGCGTTGATCGATCCCGCCGTAGACCCGTCCGACAGACCCACTTCCGTGGCGATCTCGATGATGCGATCTTTGGCGGCCTCCACGTTGACCGCGCTCAGTTCGTTTGCGATCGGCGCTCGCGTGTTCGTGAGCGCGACCCCGAGATCGGCAGGCCCGCGAGTGGGTAGAGTGGTGATCGCCATCTGCTATCTTATCACGTATCCGTGGCCAAATAGTAGCGGTAAAAGTCGAGGATCACCGAGCTAGCCACACCGTTGTTGTTCATGTAGAAGTGCGGGGCCAAGAATACCGTGCTCGCCGGCAGCTCCGCGCCGCCGAGCGATCCCGTAGCCACAGACCCCGTGACCAGATGCGAGACTCGATACCCGATCACCGATGCGTTGGGCGCAGCGAAAAGGTCCAGCTGGTACATGGCGTTGTTCGAACTCGAGGGCACCGGAAACGAGGCCCCGAGATCTGTCTTGATCGCACTGCCCGAACCGTCATTGACCAAGACCTGTAGATTCGCGTCCGCGGCAGCGTTGCCCACACCGACGCAGTTCGTCAGCGTCGCGGGGTCCTGAGTCGTAGCTATGGCGCTTGTGGAGCTGGTCAATCCCACGAACAGCCGCTGTCCCGCCACAGCCGATGACGCACCGAAGCGCGCCGAGAAAAAGAAGCCGCCGAGCCCCGCCCCGTCGCCGCGCCAACACTGTGTCTGCGCCACACGCAGCTCAGATGCAGAGTTCGCGACAGCTGCGCTGGTGGCGATCGCTCGCTTCGTTGACAGCCTCAGGGACCCGACAGCCAGTGTCGGAGTGCTCACGGTGCCGACCGCGGTGAATGTCACGGTGCCGATCGGCAAGAAGGACGACGTAGTATTCGGGGTGATCAACGCTACGGCGTTTGAAAATAGTGCTTCCTGGACGGGCGTATCCAGCCCCGAGGGCCCGCGCCATTTGAGCATCTGCCTTCCGGCGATATCCTTGCCATACACCGTCAGAAAGCCGGGGGACGGCGCGCTGGGCTCCGTCGCGCCGTCGTAGCTCTCTAGTAGTAGTGCGGTCATGGTCCCAGAGAGCACGCGATACGCGAGGGCCGTCCAGGCACTAGTGCCGTCGCCGATCTTGTACGCCAACGTGTCAGTCTCTAGGCCCAGCTCGCGGATCGCGAGCACAGGGTCTGCCGTAGTCCACTGGGCGGCAGTGCCGCCGCGCAGTTGAATCGTGACACTCACGGTGCACCTCCATCGATCGCAAAAACCCCAGGCCCAGACGACGACGACGGAGTCCCGCCGTCGATGTTGCCGACGAAACCGCCAGGATCGCCCTGCGGCCCGTCAGGTCCGGCGACGCCCTGCGGGCCCTGTGCTCCCGTCGAGCCCGCGGCGCCCGTAGAGCCTGCGACGCCCTGCGGTCCGTCGGGTCCAGCGACGCCCTGAGGACCCTGTGATCCCGTCGAGCCTGCGGGTCCAGTCGAGCCCGCGGGTCCAGCGACGCCCTGCGGTCCGTCGGGTCCCGCGGGTCCAGTCGAGCCCTGTGGTCCGGTGGATCCAGCCACGCCCGCATCGCCCTGTGGTCCGGCGGGTCCGGTCGAGCCTGTAGACCCAGTCGAGCCCGTAGACCCTGCGGGTCCAGTCGAGCCCGTAGACCCTGCGACGCCCTGCGGCCCCGCGCTACCCGTCGAGCCCGCGGGTCCGGTCGAGCCCTGCGGTCCAGCCACGCCCGCATCGCCCTGCGGTCCGGCGGGTCCGGTCGAGCCCGCGGGTCCGGTCGAGCCCGTCGAGCCCTGCGAGCCCGCGGGTCCAGCGACGCCCTGCGTGCCCGACAGGCCGATCGCCACATGCGGGCGAGCCACTACCAGGGATAGCTCTCCGCTAGCTGCGTCGATCGATACAGTCGACCTGCTCGGGGTGATCGTGATCGTCACCGGGCCGTGATCTCGCGCTCGATCAGGATGCTAAACGTGGCAGTCGACAGGGAGTCTCCGCCCGTGGGCCCATACCTGATGTCCAGCGCGTAGGCTCCCAGCGTCCAGCCACTGGTATCGGCCGCCGTGATCTCGAAGGATCCTAGCGCCACGCCGGCAGCGATCGTGAGCACCACGGTGCTGGTCCCGCCAACAGCCCAACACGCTAGGTCGTAGCCTGTGAGATCTAGGAGCCCGTCGGCATCGGAGAGCTGGCCGGGGATTCGGATCGTGTCGCCGCGCTTGAAGGTGATCGTCACGGCGTAGCTCCGGCGCTGGTGACGGTGATATCGGTGCTCTCTAGGGTGGCGATCTGTCGAGTCGAGATCGCCACGTTGACGAACGCGCCCCCGCCCACGTTGATCGTGGTGGCTCGCAGCACGCCCTGGACCTCGTGCGCCCATCCGAGCACCTGAGACCACGATACGTCCAGGCCAGGAATCCACTCCTCGAGAGCGCGATCGGCGAGGTGCTCGGCCAGCGCAGTGTCCCCCGCATACGTGGTGGAATTAACCAAGATAGACAGGGTGATCGTAGCAGGCACGAGCGTCGGACGGGTGAATCGTACGAGCTTGCTCTGCCCCTCGGGGTCCACCACGGTGACCGAAGTGTTGCCATAGGTCCCGATTCCCGCCGCCTTGCTCGCGAGGATCTGCAACGCGACTTCCTCGTTCTCAGCCGCTGTCGGACTCAGCGGCCCATACACGATGGCTTCAATCGAGTGCGCGGGCACAGAGTCGACGACTCCATCCGTGTCATTCTCGGTCACGCTCGCGGATATGATGGCTGCGATCTCTCGGGTCAGGTCTGCCACGATGCCGGCCGCGGAACTCGATCCCGGGGACTCCACCTCTGAGCGGCGGCGAAGACGTAGTGCAGCCTCGGTCTCGATCGGAGATCCCGTGACGCCGTCTTGATTCGAATCTACATAGTTGACGCCGGCTAACGGACTAGCAATCGTTAGCGTGTTCGCGGTGACGTCCAACGCGCCGGCGATCTCCGCGTCGAAAAGCATGGGCTCTTTGCCGCCCGCCGTGGTGATCTGTTCGATATTGGACAGGCGATCTTCGGGGCGACCATCAGGGGCCACCACGATCGCGCCGATCGCATACACCCCCGCATCTAGGTCGATGGTACCCAGCACGCGGGTCTTGCTCGCGGCCTCGCGGTAGGTGCCCGTCAAGGCACTGAGGCGGAGCAGGGCGTCACCGGACGCGGAGTCGGGGTCTATTGCTGCGTAGAGCGCAGCTAGCCCCTCCTCGCCCAGCCTGAGGGCCCTGGCGAAGATCCGGTTGATCTGCCCTAGGGGGCTGGACGTCGACAGATCGAGATCGGCCGAGACCTCAGCGCGCTCCGCCGTCTCCAGATCTGCCTGGATCTGTCCCTGTGTGCGGATCTCGAGACCAGTGGAGGTGAGTGCGGTCACCGGTCAGGATAGCACCAACGGGCCGAACTCCTCGGACCGCAGGATACGGCCGGTCAGTGTGCGCGCCACGAACGCCACGGAGGCTACCCGGGTGATGCGATCTACGTCCAGAGTGAGGCTCGATACGTCGATCACCTGGGGATGACTCATGATGGCCTTGCGCAGCAACGCCTTGACACGCCCGGGCGCCGTACCCTTCTTCAGGATCTCCTGAAAATAGGGCACTCCAGCGCGTGCATCGTTGAATGACTCGCCCTTGAAAAAGAGCAGCCGGGTCTTGATCTCTTGGACCGTGGCGGCGTCGTCGTCGACGAACAGCAGACGCCCCGCCCCGTCAAGCGCTAGATCGTGTGCCTCGATATCTAGCTTGAATCCTCGCATCAGGCGCCTTTCAGCTTCGACGTGGGCGTGACGCCTACGCCCTCGGTCAAGGACTTGACGTAGGGCACCGTGAACGCGGGTACGCCGCTCACGGTAGCGATCGAATTGAGCGTCTGCTCTATCGCGTCGAGGTGTGCGGACACACCGGCCCAGCGCGCCAGTTGATCGGTCCCACCAGCCTCGATGGAGTCGCCTCGGATCTTGAGCAACGCCTGCCCGCCCTCGCGTCCGATCGTCATGTAGGGTGGCGTTTCCGGTCCGGGAGTCCCGATGTCCGAGCCGCCTAAGGGGTTGCGCTGATGGTGGATCCCGGGGATACAAAACGCGCCGGACAGCCCGTGTCGGGTGGCCACGCCGGGATCGGTGAGTGCCCCCGTCCGACGCCACTCATTCAGGTCGGACTCAGCGAAAAACACCATGACCTTGTCCCCCTCGGCGAGGGGAATATGCACGAAAAAGTTCGCGCCCCGGAGGCAGACCACGGGGACCTGGGGGAGCACGGGATACGGCGTCGCAGCGTCGTCGTCGTCGTCGTCGCGGGCTGGCGTGACCTGTCGGATCTCGAGTTCAATCTCCGCGGTCTGGCTGGCCTGGTCGTAGCTGCGCACCCTACCGGGGAGGCACGTGTGCACCTCTAGGCGGTCTGTCTCGAGGACTCGCCGCATCGTCTCGGCGGAGCTGGCGGAGCTTGGCATCTCCTAGGATATCACGCTCGCGGGCGGCGTAGCGTGAGGCTGGCGGTCCAGTCGTCCGCGCGCGTATCTCCGACGTACTCGATCCCCCGCACCTCGAAATCGCCCGTCACGTCCACCGTGTCTATCCTCACCATGCGTCCGGGCTCGATCCCGGGTTGTATCAGGGTCACGCATGTGAGCACGCCTCGCCGTCCACCAGAGCGCAGACCGCGCTCATCCCACGTAGGTGAGCCTAGGAGGCCCGAGTCCGGGGAGAGGACGACTACCCGGGTCTGTAGTGCCTGACCCCTACGCTGGACCTGTAGGGCCCCGTGCTGGACCGACCAGCGACACCCCGACGCTCGGATGAGATCGTTGAGTACGCGATTGGCGGGTCCGTGGGCCACGTACCCGTCAGCCAGGTCTTGACCGCCGTCGAGCCCGTAGACGAAGTCGGCCAGGTTGCCTCGGCCGATGCCCATGACGTCGAGCGCGTCTCGGATCACCGTCTCGACGGGCGTACCTGGCGCGTACGCGCGGGAGATCGGGGAATCCACGTATCCGTGCCCGCCGTCGCGCGCTATCAGGGTGGTGATTTGCTCTGTGCCGTCGCGCGTTGTGTAGACGTATCGGCTGTCACCCTGGAAGATCTGCGCAGGGTCCTCGTAGCCCGCGTAAAGCCGTATCAGTCCGCCCTGCTCGACGCGCGCGCGCGTCTGCCTCGAGAGGTTGAAAACCTGGATCTCCGCCGAGTTCGGCTCGCGGCGGGTAGTGCGCGCGACCTTGAATGACAGATCGAGATCTGACAGATCAAGCGACCCGACAGACAGCGACCATTGGCGCCCGAACAGCGCACTCACAGCGCCACGTACCAGAGGCGATGATCGACACCGAGGGAGTAGAGACTAGCTTCGCTATCCGCACCCGAGAGGTCTACGAGGATCAGTGACCCCTCAGGGCACGCAGGCAGGTAGCGGATCTGCCCTAGGATGTCGGCGCGAGTGGCCAGGCCCTTGGCCCGCAGTAGATACTCACCCGACTCCGTGGCAAGGTCCATGAACCATCGGCTGATGCGCTGATTCCAGTCCAGCGTCACCTGGTATCGGCGCTCACCTAGGGTGATCAACGCAGTCTGCCGGGGCGAGCCGGAGAGCAGCGGTAGGTTGAGGACGGCACTCATCGAAAATACTCGGTGGCGGCGTCGACGATCCCGTTTAGTACAGACACAGGAGCGGTGTTCTCGGCGTCCTCGCCCTCACGCGCCCCGCGATTGTTCTCGCCTGCACCCCGAGGCTCTAGAGCAACGGGGTCGTCGACTTCGCGCGTGCGCGCGATGCGTACCTCAACGCACTCGATCATGAAGGGGACCGCGCCCTCAGGGCTATCGCGCTTGACCATGACGCCGACGATCTGGACGTCCTCGTAGTCGCGCCAAGTCGTGGTGATCCCCACGGGGATAGCATCCAGCCGCAGGCGCTCCAACACGTCCCAGACATCGCGGATCCGATCGAACTCCTCCGAGAAAACCCGCACCTGTGCGCCGTCCTGACTGACCGACGTTGTGATCGTGGTCTCGCCCGCTCCGCTCGACGGGGGCGCATCGAGCGGGGTGTTCGTCACGAATCCCTCGATCGTGAGTCGCCTAGGAGTGGCCCGCTTGTGATCGCTGATAGGCGCGCCGCTCTCGACGGCGTGCTCGGTGACCTCGCTGTGTGCATCGTGCGACTCGGACAATACGCAGTCGAACTCCAGCAGATGAAATACCTGCGAGGGGACTACTACGCCCGACCCTTCGAAGAGGTTTTCTTCGGTCGCCCATGAGATCTGGAGACTCACGCCCCACCGCCTACGGCGTCGAGCGTTTCCTCGTTTGCACTCGACACCGCGCGACCGATCTCAGTGCGCGCAACCCGGGCGGCAGCCGCTTCGTCGAGGCCGTTCGCGTTGATCACGGCATTGACCACGATGCCCCCCGTCGACGACAGTCCACCCAGCGCGCCGCTAGCGCGCAGCTCGCGAGTCGCCATGACGCGCTCGAAGGCGTCGGGGGTGATCATCCCACGATTCGCATCGTGCGATCGGTTCTCCGCGACTCGCGCGCTGATTAGCTCGCCCGCGGCAGAGCCGTCGTTCTCGAGGGCTAGGTCCCGCTCTCCAAAGTCGCCCATAGCTACCGCGGTCCGATACGCGCCCATCGCTGCGTCATCGAAGCCGGCAGCCTCCGCCGCAAACCCGAACAGCCCCGTCAGGCCCGCGCCGACCTGAGCGGCCACCTGGACGATGCTGGTTAGCAGATCCAGGATCGCGTGTAGTCCGAGTGCCATGATCCCTAGGGGGCCATCATCCGCCCCGAGTGCGGTGAACGACTCAAATCGGTCTATGGCGTTGGCGATCACAGACTCGCCGCCTTGAAACGAAACCCAGATGTCTTGTACGATCAACACCAAGGCAGCCAAAGCGACGCCGATGGCGATGAACGGCAGGGCGGCGGCAACCCACGACGCGGCCGTCCGAACGCCTGCGAGGACGGCGACAGCGCCGAGAGTGGCGAGCCCAACCTTGAGGATCTGCGTCCGGGCGTCCAGGCGCAAGAACCCCTGCACCAGACCGGACGTGACGTCGGTCAGTCGGGACACGGCAGGGAGCAACCACACCGCGATCCGAGAGCGCAGACTGAGCATCGATGTCGACAGGCGCTGCTGCTGCCAGGTGAGCGCCAGTGACGCCTCGATGGCCTCATCCGACATGCCTCCGCCCAGCTCGCGGATAGCCGCTAGCTGGGCCTCGACGCCCGCGGCACCCTCGGTGAAAACAGGCCCTAGACGTGCGCCGCTCTCACCAAGAAGCCGCATGGCGATCGCTGCGCGCTCGGTAGGGTCGGCTACCTCGGCCAAGCCCTCGAACACACCCCGGATCAGATCGTTGGTGGGGAGCAGCTCTCCGTTGGTGCCCCGCAAGGTCACACCGAGCGTGCGGAAGTCCCGGCCCATCTGACCGCCAGCCAGCGCCGCCGCGCTTGCGTTGCGCCGCATCGCCTGGATTGCTGGCGTGAGCTGCTCAGCCGACACACCGGCGCTCCCAGCGACACCCTGCCACTCCTGTAGCGCCGCCGTAGTCAGCCCGAGTGACACGGCAGCGTGACCGAGCTGGTCGCCCATTGCTCGGGTCTCTTCGATGAAATTGCTGATCCCGAGGACTACGGCAGACCCTGCGATCACACTTCCGAGGGACTGTAGACCCGCCACCGAAGTATCGACAGCCGCGTTGCCCCGCACGAGCGCCGACGCGTCGAAGTCCACACCGAAGCGCGCGAAAACCTCTCGTAGAGCGGACACTCGCTATCTTACCATGCCTGCGATGGTGGCCATGTCTTCGATCACGTCTAGGGCCTCGTGCGCCTCTCGGGCATCATCTAGGGACCACTCGGTATCGATCACGTGTTTACCGTCCTTCACCCTATCCGCGACGTACAGTCGCCACGCGTACCAGTCCAGACCGGAGGGAGCTAGCGTGTTCTTGATGGCGATGGTTGCTGTGGTCGCACGCGCTACAGGGCGGGTGCGTTGCCCCCCCTGAAGGCGTCGAAAAAATCCGCGAAGTTCACCTCGGCGCACGCGAGGATCCACTTGAAAAACAGCAGCATATTGCCGCCGAACACGGCCTCCATGTTCGGCGCCAACATCGGCCACTTGGTACCGCCGTCGATCGAATACTGGGACTCGAAAGCGAAGGTCTCAGACAGCCATTGCAGGTCCGCGTCGGACACAGATCCCAGCGCACTCCGGAGAGCCGCCTCGATAGGTATCGACTGCCCGGGCTGCACTTGCAGAGTCGCAAGTGCGGGCATGACGATCTGTGAGATCTTCAAGAAGGCGGGCCGCGCCTTCCCGAACGGCAACTGCTTGATCCGAAAGATCGTGCTGCCGATCGTCCGGTCCTCGTGACTTCGCATGCTCTACCTCCTAGCAGAAATCAGTCGTCGGTGTTGGAGCCGTGCGTGACGTCGACGTCGGCCAGCTCGAAGGTCCACTCACGCGTAGTCGCCTCGGCGTCGAGGGTCAGATCGGGATCGTCGGCGATGTACGCCTTCGATGCCTGCAAGATCGTAGTGCCCGATCGGTCCTGAACAAAGAACGATCCGACCCCCTGCCCGTTGACTGCGTCTCGGTCGGCCGCGTAGATCTCACTGAGTCGGTCGTTGACCGAACTCGACTGCATCAGCGTGAGTCGGACCTCCGCGGTGCGGTCATGCATGCGACTGCGCGTCACGGTACCGTCCACTCCGACCTTCTTCGAGAAGCCCGGACTAGCACTCGAGTAGGTCAGAAACGACCCGTCGGCAACGCCCTCGTTGAGATGAACGCCAGCGAAAACGATGTCGAATTTGCGAGGATCGTAGGTGCGCATATCAGGCCGTTACCGTTCCCACGATGTTGATCGTGTGGATTGCGCCCGCGAGGCGGGCCGAGAACTCAACGTCGCGCAGGATGCGCGCCGCGCGGTCTAGGGTATCCTGGTCAGCCACTGCCAGCGCAGTCACGGACCATCCGGAGTCGAGTACACCGCGGGCCTCGGCGATCTTGAGCACCGCCCGAACCTCACTCACGATCTGACCGACACCAACATCGGTGTATGGGATTTTCGGGCTGTTCACGAGCAGCGCGAACAAGTGCTCTTCGAGCTGCGCTTGTAGCCAGTCGAGGCCGCGGACCACGTCAATCCACTCGCCCCCAAAAGCCTTGCCTGGGCGCGTGATCGCCACGGCGGCCTCGGTAGCGTAATGATTTCCGCCGTACGCCTCGATCGCGGTGCGCTCGGAGGCGGTCCAGGAATCGGCGCCTACGCCCGCCAACTGCTTGTAGGCCCACGTGGCACTACCGGGGTCCCGGGGGAGCATACCGCCCGCCCAGGCCGCCTCTGCGAACGCAGTGCGGGGGTTGCCAGTGAACAACCCGATCGCCGAATCGTTCGCGAGGAGAGCAGTGTAATCACTGCCCGAGCTGAACTCGCCAGTGACGAACTGTGCAGGCTTGGTGTACTGCGGAGCGAACAGCGCGATGCGGTCATTCGCAAGGGCCCATCGCGCGACCTTGTCCATGTTTTTGGGGCTGTTCGAGTCTGTGATCACAGCGTACCAGTCGCCGTCGACGTTCGCGTGTGCTGTCAGCGAGTCGTCGTAGTCCCAGTCAGCAGTGGTGTCCCTGATATTCGCGGTCTCGCCCGAGAAATGCCACATGCGACCGAAGGTCGCGCCGCCTGCGACGGTGACGACTGGGGATGCGACCGTGGCAGTGAGCCCCGATACCAGCTCGATCTGCGTCTCCAGTAGTCCCAGCGTGGTCGCGATATTCGTGGTCCAGGTGACCGCGATATCGGTCGTCACCCCAGTGGGTCCGACGATCGACATCGAGATGTTCGCGCCCGTGGTGTGGTCCGCGAAGTCCAGCACCGTGGTGTGTCCGGTGGCAGGCGCGGGCAGCCGACCTACCTTGATCTTGGGCGGCCGGGGATTCTGGCCGAAGATCGCGGCGGCAGCCAGATACGGCATGTCGGACGCTGCGAAATCTGCGGCCACGCCAGCGAAAGAGGTGTACGTGCGCACCTCCGTACCCGCCCACGCAGTGTGGTAGGCGAGGATGAAGGGGGTACCGAATCCGCGCCTCGCGGGATTGACAGTCCCGGCCTGGATCTGGACGGATACGATCTCTGAGATGGCCATCGACTACTCTAGCACGCTGCCAGAGACACCCACATCCGACTCAAAAACGATCTCGCCGATGGTCCCTATCAGTCCGCCAGTCTGAGAGCGCGACCACGGGAACCACAACTCAGCGATCGCGATCGATCGGATATCGCCGTGCGAAGATCGCGAGTTCGTGATGCGCACACCCTGCGGTGCGGGGGTACCGAGGGACGCCGCGGACAGTAGCGCTTCGACGTCGGATCGAGCGAATCCAGCGCAGATCGTCTCCGCGAGTTCCTGCCCGGACTCCTCGAGATTTTGGTCGGACGTGTTGCACGTGATTTGGACGCGCAGCGATCGATTGCCATAGATGCGCTCGCGCACGTAGTGGCCCTCGGGGCTGCCCTCGGGTGTGGTGCGCCGCTCGTCAACCCCTATTTTCGGGATCGACACCACTTGCAGCTCGACGTGGCTCGCGTCCGAGATCCACTTGCTCGTCAGATCGACCCAGTGCACGTCGTAGGTAGGATCGTCTAGGATCAGCCGGACGCACGCAATGACAGTTGACTGGACGCTCATCGTGAGGTAGGAGGGTAGCATGAACCTCGAAATCACCATCGACCCGAAATGCAAGCCTTCTCACATCATGCCGATCGTGACCCTTGACGGGGCCCTGCGCGGCGTCGAAAAGCGCCGGATCGTGCCCTTCATCCAGGCGGGCGCTGTGTGGACCCTGGACGCGACGACTCACTTGATCACGGGACGCTATACCACCGCATACGGCCGCGGACGCGTATGCTTCCAGCTGCTTGATGTCGTACCCGAGGCGCCGCCCGAGGCGTCGATCGGGTGGACGTCGGACATCGCCGTGGGATGGGCGGACACGCTATCGGGCGAGCTGCTCCGCGAGCAAGTGGAGGCCGCCGTAGCCGGTGGCTACCCACACGTCCGCATCTCCGGCGACTGGTACGCGTCGCTGAAGACCTGCATGCAGCACGCCGACGTCGACCTCTGGACGCTGGACCGGG